TATCTACCGACGATGTGTAAGGAGTTGTTCCAACGCGGCTATAGCCACCTCCTAGTCCTTTCACCGTGGTCTGTCCGTTAATAGCATTCGCTTTCATGACTAACGAACTGTCGTTATAGATTTCTAAACTTCCTGTTCTCGCATGAATGTCGGTTTGATCATCACCGAAGTAAGTGGAACCAGTGGCATCAATAATCGCGATGTCTTCAACATGATAAACGCTAGCGCTAAGGGTGCCAGTTACTACAAGATTACCCGACAGCACCATGGTGCTTGGGTCATAACTATAATATGATGCCGTGTAATACGTCAGCAGTGCTGAACCAGTAGTTCCCCCTTCCGACTCAGTAAGAAACTGTACAGAATAGGCTGGTCCAAAAGAGCCAGAGCCTGGGGTAATGTCCTGGCAATCAATATATGCCCAACCAAAGTTAGCCATTATTAACCTACCCCTATAGAACCTGACCAGTTGGGGCCTGCTGCTTCCACTGCTCCATTAATTGTTCGGTCGCCGGTATACAGACTTCCGATTTGCACATTCGTTAGGCCCGCTAAAACGTCAACAGTGTAGGTGGCGCTATCTTCAGACATGAGCCATACTTCGCTCACTTTCATATCAAGAGGGCGGCAGAAACTAGAACTCGCATTGAGCCTAAAATTATAACCGTCCTCCGTGCCGCCGGCGCCTCCTTTGCCATAAAGTCCCTGTTCACTAAAGGCAACACGGAGGGTGCGTGAGCCAGAGCCACTTAAAGGTTCAATCTGGAACCATTTCGTGACCGACGGGAATCTCACCACCAAGCTACTCCCACTAGCCGGGGCGACGCACGAACCTGACGCGAAGGGGCGGCCGCTAACCTGAAAAGAGCCAACGTTGTTTAATCCTGGGGCTAATTTCCATGAATTTGCAGGCATAAAAAATCTCCTAAATTACTTACTTTCACTATAAATAGTCATTACTTTTTTCTATTGCGTTTTTGTTCTTCTTTCATTCGAAGTCTTCGGGCGCGCTGCTGCTTCTCTTTTCGAGCAACAGATCGCTTTTTAAAGAAGCGCCTATTCTTTACCTCTTCAATGATACGTTCTTTCTTAACTTTTTTCGAAAACCTGCGGATCATGCGTTCCACATTTCCTCTACATTGTTTTAAACTAACTGACGCGTTAACACCTTTTGCCATAATACACCTACTTCATTGCTTGCCAAATTCGGGAAGCATTCCCAAAAATGGAACTAATATCTACTCCGTTGTCGCGAGGATCTCCTAGATCCGCATGGCCCTGCTGGGGTTCGGATTGATGCATCGGTTCTGTTCCTTCAAACAAATCCACTCCGGCATAGGCATCGCTTCCCACCGCTTCCATTAGCTTTTTTCGATGAGCGTGTAGTTGCTGCCGCGACTGTTTAGCTTGCTGTTTAATAGGAGGCTCAGCAGGGATATTTTTAGTTTCCACTATTACGTTGGAATGCAGGCCGCGGGCCACCTCGGCCACCACATTTGAGAGAAGCCCTTCTTCCAAAAGGACTTCGTGAATACACTCTTTAACCAATGGTTTAATTAGCTGTTTTAAGTCAGCCTTCTTCATTTAAAACCTCATTTAATAGCCGATTAATTCTATCTGCTTTGGTAAATACTTTATTTTGATACTCTCGGGCCTCTTTCATCATGAAAGCTCCAGGCGTTGAGGGCTCCGACACAAAGTCAAAACAAATCAACTGGAAGTCATCTTCCACAATTGTCTGATTTTGATCTTCTCGGACGGACCCCATACCACGAGAGGAAATCCCAAGACTGACGCCGGACTTCACTAACTCTTGTAATACTTTGCCGGCCGGTGTGTCCAGTACTTTAACCTTGCCCATTACATCGGTGTCACGCCACCAAATCTCGGTCACCAAATGAGATGCATTCTTCAAATTGATAACCGAATCTTCCGGGTGGTCCAGTTCACCTAAGGCACGGCGCTCCTTGACGAGCTTTCCGTAATTCTCCACCTCTTTCATTAATACCTTATGCGGATAAATGCGTCCGTTGCCATTAACCGTGTCGGCTTTTTGCATAATGCCAGATAAAATCATACCGCCATTAGCCACATATCTTTTTTCGTCTTCGGTTAAAAGATCCTGGCAAACGCCGCCTTCGCATAATTCGTAGTATTCTCGTAAAAGTACTTTGCTCATTGCTTATTCCTATAAAGTAGTTGCATTTCTTCTCTAATAATTTGCTCTAATTGATGACGTGTTGCTTTCCAATGGCCTTCCTCCATTCCTGCTAATTGTTTGGCTGCGCCAGCAGCCGTCGAAACGGGGGCGGCGATCTTTTCGCCCGCAGATCGCGCCTGAGTCCAGACCGAATCTTTGCCAAGCATCTTGGCACGAGTCAATGCATCTTTGACTGCTTTTTTAACTGCTGGATCTCCGGGAGCATCGTCGATCAAGTCTATTTCAAACCTTAGCATCTTCTTGGTCTCCGCAGGAACATTGATAAGCCGTGCAGTCAAATCCTTCTGGATAGCAGGAATCAAAGTCGATGCATCAATCTGCGCATTTTTACCAGCCGCTTTTTGCGCGGCCGTATATAACCTCTGCGCGAACGCCACCAGTGTTTTTTCATCAAGTTCTACGTTTTTAAGCTGTTTATTCTCCCACCACTTGTTGACGGCCAGAAATAATGGCGCGAGTGTTCCTGCTGCAGCTACTCCGCCAATCCCTCCGGCCGGAAGCGTGGCCAGAGCCGACAGGGTGATGGCCGCACCGACGCCTGCGCCGGCATAGCCGCGGATCTTTCCTGCCTTGGTACCCGTGAGGTCCAACCTCACTTCCTGAAGTTCTTCACTAACTATCTTTTTTAATTGTGATTTGGTTATTTTCATTATGTTATTCCTTTAGTCTGCGGGCATTACCCGCCTGGTTCAACATCCCTTCTTGCAATTACGCACGGGCTGTAGCATCCACTTAACTGTCCAAATGTTCTGATCCATGTTCAACTCCTATTTGTAAGCCACTATCGCCAAAAATCATATTAAAAATATAAGAGGTTCCAGAAGAAAGCCATCCCAAAAGAAAGAAATTAGCGACAGTTACATCAAAATTAAATAGTTCTGTAAACGGAGAAAGTAACATCAAAAACCATCCGACGTGAAAGCCCATACACATAGGGCACGTTGCCATATGTTTTAATCTTCCCTTTTTGGGTCGCACCCTATTAAAAATCTTACCATAAACAAGAATTTGAGTGAGGCCGTACGCTGCTAATATAAAAGTTAATAGTTCCATTTAAGTTGCCACCAATTTAGTATCATCAGTTCTGGCGTACGCAGACTGGTTGTTGAGCCAATCCACCAAATGGTTAGTGATATCCGGGAGTGGCGCTTCATCATTGGCGCTATCGAAATAGGTTTTTAATTCGTCTACCACGTCGCTTTCTTGAATATAAACTTTTTGAAACTTATCTTCGATTAAATCTAGGGTTTGTTGATCCACACAAAACGTCTCTAAAAACTGTTGATAGGTGTTATTGTTTTCATTGGTGCTCCCTAACATAAAAATACGCCCCAGGGCCTTGGCGGCTTCTCCTCCTTCAGCCACGTCTATGCCGGCCCCAACGGCGCTGGCGGCCATGGCGGCTCCTGTTCCGGCTATTGCCACCGGGGCCGACGTCGCCACACCAACGCCAGCTACACCCAATTTGGCTAAAGGAATGGCTATTTTCTTTGCTTTGGCGAGGTAATTGCGCCAATGGCCATCTTGAGCAATCTCTTTCTCGCGTTGGTTTAGTTTTTCTTGATCTCCCAAATACTTGCTGATGTCAACTGCTAATTTAAAATCTCCCACATTGAAGGAAGTATCGCATGCGTCAAATTCTTCTACTATAAAATTTTCCCATCTCTCTAATATTAGTTTCATCTGCGTCATCATTCTATATCCTAAATCGTATATAAATAATAGAGAGAATAAGGATCTCTCACCCAACCCTTTCGGATAGAACCCTTTTCAACCGCCTGCGGAACCTCTCCAAGTTCAGTAGAATCTTCTTTGTCTGGATGTACAAATTCGTCATCGGTCATGGAAATAATTGCTTCTGTAGATTCAAAATAAGGTCGTTCCTCCTCAATAAAACGAGAAATATTGATGAGCGTCATTTTAGCACTATTAAGTTTTTCAGAATATGGCTTTTCCATCGTCGCCTCCATCGATCCATAAAAGGAGCCTCCTTGAATCGACTCTGGTATTATTAAGCCTTTTTTGCGTAGGAAAGAAAACAATCTATTTTGCGCGCCGTACGATAGATCTGTGATGTTCTCCTTCGGAAAGGCCACCACCTTGGTCTTAGCTGCCGACAACACAATATCAATATCGCCATGATCAAAGATCATTAAATCGCCATTCATACTTTTACGAATGTCAAGTTCTAAAGTGACTGAAGGCGCGTGGGCGCTATTCCCAATTTTAATTGTTATTGCCATCAGTGTAGATTTCCTTTACAAGAGCTTGAGTACACATCAACATCATCAACGTTTCTTCATTTACGGTACTATTGGAAAAGTCATCGAGACGCTCAATTACTTGATGAGTTTTTTTAATCATTTCTTCGTCGTTTTTAATATGTTCGGTTGTTTTAGCCCTTTCCAACATCATCTTTAAACGTCCTATTTCTTCATTTAAAAACATTTTAAGCTGGACAGCATTATCCATAAAAGATGAAATATAGTATCCTAATAATTCTTTTTGTTCTGCTAAAAGCCCATCAGTGTATTTGGTGTTAAACTTTTCCACGAAGGTTTTATACACCACATTATCCATCGGCGATGAAGTATCGCTGTCTATTATTAACTCGCCCATGTTTTTTACAATGGTGTTTTCTAAAATGATTTGATCCCGGGGAGAGACCTTGTCAGAAAAAATCTGTGCAATTGTGGCCAGCGTTTTATAATTGGGTACAAAGTTATTGAAAACAGCGGGAGATAATTCCGTATTAACATCCCGAATGAGTTCACTTTGCTGCTTAAAAAGCGCCGGCGTGTCAATCATGCGTTGATGGAGTTTTACTTCTTTGATGATCTTTTCAGAGGTAAGCTGATCCAAATTTTGATTCTCATATAACGAGCGGTAACAATCTAAATCTTTTCTTAGCGGAGTACCCCTCTTAAAATGTTTTTTAATGAGGGAGGCGGCTATTTCTTTTCTCGCAGTATCCTTTTTAATAATAGCTACGGTTGCCTCTTTGATAAGAGCTTCGTAGACGAAGGCACTATTTCGCTTTTTGTTGTGTCTGAATTTCATCATCTTGCTCCGTGGGATTTTCTTGATTTTTTTCCAAGTCAGTCAAAAGAGTGCGCACCGATTCGTTAATTCTAAATAATTTGTCTTCTTCGGTTTGTTCTCTCAAACTATAAATAGACTGGTCATCTTCATAAATACTCATACCTTCCGCCGTTGGTACAAATCCTTTTCCGAGAGAACTTAACCCATCGGCATACCCCGGAAAGACATTTCGAAGCGTGCTGCTTGCTTTTTCGCCAGCATATTGAGATTTATTCGAACGCGTCCTAGCGCCAGCAGATCGTTTATCTACTTTAACGGGGTGATAGACTTTGCCTTTGGCTCCCGGTGTAAGACGTGGAGAATCCCGGGTGCCGGGGGGAGCGGCGAGGAGTGCCGATTCTTCTCCCCCTCCTGCCTCCGCGGCCGGCATTTCTTCGGGGCCTCCGAGTTCTTCTCCTCCCATATCTCCACCTAAGTCGCCACCTAAGTCGCCCCCTAAGTCGCCCCCTATGGCGCCACCAGTTTCGGCGGCTGCGGCTGCTTCAGCCACTTGCTGCAGCGCTGCGTCGTGTTTACGATCATAATACATTTCACGTTGGCTTCGCATAAATTCATCATGGGAGAGCCCAAAGATGTGATCGGATACCCATCGTCGGGAGAAGTAACCTTCGGTGGCAGATGCAGCAATATCAAACTTTTGTTTCCAATGTTCAATTTCTTGTAGCTCTGCGATCTTTGAAGGATTATTAAGAGCTAACGTAAACCCAAGTAAATCATCTCCGCGGAATCCCAAAGTATAAAGATGAATAATTCCAATCTTGGTAAGTTCTGCGATGATGACTCTCTGAAGACGCTGAATGGTTCTGGAGAAACGAATGTCTTTCTGCGCTAGGGTGGTCTTATCTTCTTCGGCTCCTTCGCCCATTGTAAGATACGACTGAGGAATCTTGAGCGCAGAAAACAACTTGTCGCGTAAATATTTAATGTCATCAATTGCAGTAATGTTCTGGGCGCCGGCGAGTGAAACAATGTCTGTTGCCGACCCGGGCCGAATCGGAATGAAATAGTCTTCCTCAATGCTCATGGGGTTATAGCGCAAATCAATGCGCCCAGACTCTGGGTTAACCACCGAATGTCGTTTAAGTTGCGTGACTACCTTTTGCATATATTGTTCTACATCTTGTGGTGGAATTGCACCGACATCGATCTTAAAGACCCGGCGTTCGGATGAACGAATGACGCGGTACGCCATCATTGCGTCTTCCATCAGTGTTAGCTGGCGCCATATACGGCGAGAAGCCTCAAGAATAGAAGTACCATAGGGCATATATTTATCATTACCTAAAATGCGGAAGTGTGCGATCTGCCAATTCTCAAACGTCATTCCGGCTGAGTTCCATTGATACTGAACGTAGTTAGGGTTCGTGCTGTCTTGGCCTTCTAAACGCTCCACTTCGGCGGGGGGCAATGCGATGGCAGACTTCACGCCATACTTTTCATCGATGTCCAAATACAAAAAGAAATCCCCGTACTTGCACATCGTACGACTCCATCCAAAAAGATTATACTGTACGTTTAAAATATTTTCGTACAGAACACTCAAAACTGCCTTAATTTCTTCGTTAGAACATTTCACTCTTAACATGGGTCGTAAGTCTGAGTGGGTTGTCATCTCGTCGGCGTAAATATCCAACGATGAAGCCAACTCAGGCATATATTCCATCTGATCAAAATCCACATAACGTTCTGAGCGGCGCTGATTGGCCACCGCGTTGCTGGATAATATCTCTAGGGGGTTATAAAGGGTCTTTTTAAACTGTTGTCCCGATGCCGTCTTGAATCGAGAAGAGAATTTATCTAAATGCTGCCGTCGGATACGTCGACCTGACTGCGACCTATAATTAATAATCGGGCCCG